TTCCATCGCCCATCTTTGCGAATACAACTTTATAGGAATCTCTTAAGCCTACATCTAACGTAAGTCGTGTGATCTGTTTATTCATTACCCTCTCCGTTGCCATGTTGAACCCGTAGTAAGCTACTCCGCGCTTATCTACGCTTACCTGGTGCGGATACTCTAACGGTTCTCCGTACAATGTTATATAGTTATTCATCGGTTTTACTCTCCTTCTCATTACTCTTAGCTTCCCAGTACTTTCCTTCGCTTTCATAGTACAGTTTGTACATTCCTGGCGACCACTCGCCCGTCTCTATTGCACTTTCCATACTCACGCATAAGCCCATATACTCTGTAGTCTCATACGGGTACGTGCCGGAAATATGTATACAACCCTGGTACTCTCTTGTAACCCCGGTATCGTCCGTAACGGTAATTGTTCCCCATACGTTCTGTTCTGTCTGAATCTTCCCGGATTCCGGCGCTACTGCTGTTACTTTCGGCTGGTTCTCTTTGGTAATGATCGCGGTAAGCAGTACAATACAACATATTGTGATAGCTCCCGCGATAGATTTACTACATTTAGTTCTTGCCCCGATGATTCCTAATAACATCAACGCAATCATTACACCTAAAAATATTTTCAGTCCTAACACTCGGTCTTTACCTTCCCCATTTGTTACGGAATATAACCAGGCGCTTATTAAATTCTTCCTGGTTTTTCTTCTTTTGTACTACTTCCGGGTCGTCCGGGTTCTTTGGTTCGGTTCGGTGTCTTAAGTCCGGGCGTTCTGCTGCTGTAAGTACCAGGGTAGTACCGTAGATATCTACAAAATGCTTCTGCCCGCAAAAGCTACATTCGTGTTCGGTGTTGTCCTTAAGCCCCACCAACACACGCCCGCACTGTAAACAGTGCTTATGTTTCTTGTTTTTCAAGCTTCCAACTCTTTTAAGCGTCATTTCTTCGGTTTTCCTTTCTCTTCCGGTGTTTCCTTCGCCGCAAGGAACATTTTAGTAGCAATATAGACGGCTTTCTGCATCGAAGTATCAAGCTGTCCTACAAGTTCCAGTGCTTCGTCTGCTCTTGCCTTCTGTTTATCAATGCTCATAACTGCCGCTGCCATATTTTCGCCCCTTTCTTCTTGCCCCGTATCCGAAGCCATGACCGAAAGTGTAGCCACCGTAACCGCGTTCCTCTTCTTCGTCGCGCTGCCCGCTTACTTTCACGTTCTGCCCGGTATACGGAACACATGATAATACTGTGTCTCCTTTGTTCTTGCAGTTGCTTATTGCTGTGCATTTGTTTCTTGCTGGTACTAACCTGGTTTCTACTCTCCCGCTTTCCTTCTCAATCTCAACAACCCATTTTTTCACTGCTTCGTTCTCCTTTTCTTTGTTACTTTTTCGCGATTTTACCTATAAACAAGGGCTTTACGACTGCTGCCACAGTCTTTTATCTTTGGTTCGTGCTTCTGATTCTTTTAATCTCTTCCGCTACGTTCTTAGAAGTCCGCTGCTGTAATAAGTTGTCACTAATCTGATATGTGTACTCACTTGAACCAGGAAGCTTTATGGCTATTCCTATAGGAAGTTGCCCCATTTGCATAGCAACCCGGATAAATTGCGGCGAAACGCCCAATATTTCCGCTGCTTCCGCTGGTTTTATGTTGTTTTCCCTCAATCTATCCCGCCTTTCTATGTAATATCCGCCCTCTGCATTTTCCCAGGCTTGGGACTGGCTACCGTGGTAGGCTGCATTACGGTTTTAGTTGGGGAGGAATCCTACCAGGCGGCGCGCGTACATGATACCTTTTCATATTTTGTACTTCTCCTATTCCGGCTTAATTTACTGTGTAGTCGCTTTTTCTCATTAAAAAAGCAGTAGAAAAACCTGTTATACGTCCGCACACTCTCTAGCTGGTGTACCCGCTGCTATTTTTATCACAGTATCCAGCTTAAGCTCTTTGCTTGCTGTCGCTGTTGCAAGGTAGCCAACCTTGCTACTAATGCGCCGTGTGGGACTCGAACCCACGCCCGCCCGGTTATGAGCCGGGCGCTCTGACCAACTGAGCTAACGGCACTTGCTGGGTGACTGCTGCCGCCCTGGTGTTTTATAAAATCTCTCTAACTTCGTTTTTTACTTTACAGTTTTTAAGCATCGGGCAAGGCTTCCCGTTTTGTATACACCTGGAAGTACAACGGTTGAGCCAACCGCCCGCCGTTGTGCTTCCGCCTGTCCGTCTTATATAGAACCCGTCAGTTATTTGTGTTTGTTGCTTCTTTGCTTCCTTCATTCTTCTTTTCTGCTTTCTCCGCTAAGAGTGTAGTAAAATGTCTATCCAGTTCCCCGGTTGTCAGTCCTGTAGTTTCTGCCAGTCTGTCTACAAAGTCGCAATAATCTTTATGAGCTTCCTTAAAGCCTTCCTTTGTCAACAGTGCTTTCTCGATGTTTCCCAGCTTTTCTAAGCCTTTGGCTTCTACTTTTTTCCAAATTTTAATTTGTTCTTCGCTCATTTTTTTCTTCCGTCCTTCCCGTTCGTCTTTTACTCTTGTTGCTATGCGATAATTATATATCGCTATGCTACTCTTTGTCAACACTTTTTATAATATTTTTTGTTGCTTTGCGATATTTTTTGTGTTATAGTAAAATTACTTCATAGAAAGGGGGAATTTGTTTAATGAACGAACGGTTAAAACAGCTTAGAAAAGAGTTGAACATGAAACAGGGCGACTTTGCTACAGCTCTTTCTATATCACAAGGTCATTTGTCAGACATTGAAAACAACCGTAAGGAAGTATCTGATAGAGTAATTAGTATCTGCTCTTTGAAATTTAATGTTAATGAAGAATGGCTAAGAACCGGGAACGGGAAAATGTTTAACCCTATGTCCGAAGATGAAGAACTAGACTTATATGTAGGTCGTATCTCCGGCGGCGCTGATGAATTTAAGAAGAACTTAATTAAAACTCTTTGCAAATTGTCAGAAGACGAATGGGACGTACTTAAGAAAATCATTTCAGAAATGAAATAAGGGATAGACGTTATTAACGCCTACCCCTTCAAGCCCAGGATATAAAAGTATATCTTTCTTAATAGTTTTTCTTCCTGGATAGTGTCTATAAGGTTGTGTAGCTTCTCACGCATTATAGTTAAGCCCCCTTCCTTTTGACAATATCCATTATATTCCTATTTTTTCTGCTCGTCCCGGATTTTAAAAACATTTCCAGGATTGTGGAAATATTTACAAGAATACCAGGTATAAAACTGAGATATGATATACTACTTATATTCGGAATCGTACAGATCGCTCATACGGCAACCTAAGCCCTTGGCTATTTTTTCCAGGTTTGCCAGTGTTGGCGAAGTTTTACCATTTTCAATATTGTTTAAAGTGGACTTGCTTACGCCAGTCATTACGGCTACAGCTTCCAGCTTTAAGCCTTTGGCTGTACGCACTTCCCACAAATTTACTTTTAACATTATCCTACCTTCCTTTCAGCGTGATAGGATAAGGATAATGTTAGTGTTACCAACGAAAGGCGGGTATTATGGGATTATTTAGTAAAGAAACCTGTATTGTTTGCGGTGGTAAGGTTAATGCATTGACAAAAGCCAAAACTTCCGAAGGTTCGGTTTGTTCTTCTTGCCTTAGTCTTTGTAGTCCGAACTTTGTAAGCAATATAAAGAATAAGAATGTATCAGAAATCAAAACGCATATAGAATACATAAAAGAAAACCAGGAATTATATAAAAACTTCCAGGCTACAGATACGGTAGGTAAGCTGTTCTTCGTAGATAAGAGTAAAAGACTTTTTCACGTTCCGGCTCCGGCAGTATCTATATACAATAAAACGCCTATTGTCTATTCCTTCGACGACATTGTAGATTATGAACTTGTCGTAGACGGCGAAACATATACAAAAGGTGGTGTAAGCATCGGGCGCGCCCTGGTCGGTGGCGCTGTGTTCGGTGGTGTTGGTGCTGTAATCGGTGGAACTACCGGGAAGAAATCGCAAAAAGAAATGATTAAGAAAATGTATATCAGAATTACCCTTAATCATACATACGATACCTATACAGAAATTTCTCTTATTTCTGCCGATACCAAAAAGGGAAGCTTCCTGTATAACACTATGACGGATTGCGCGAATAAAATACTTGCTTTACTCGATTCTATTACGGCAGAATCAAGCGCCCCAGCTTCTTCCGGGTCTGCTGCCGATGAAATCTTAAAGTATAAGCAGCTATTAGATTGTGGCGCTATAACCGAAGAAGAATTTAATAAAAAGAAATCTGAATTATTGAACCTTTAAGATAATTTAAAAAGCCGTCCCGGGCTGCCACCCGAAACGGCTACGCGATACCTATAAACAAGGGCTTATAGATAAATCAAAACGCAATATGATTATACCATAAGCCCATATTTTTAAAAAGGGCTTATTTTTTATACCCTTTTTTAAGGAAGGTGTGATTATATGAAATTACCTAACGGCTTCGGAAGTGTTTACAAGCTCTCCGGCAACCGCCGTAACCCCTATGTAGCAAAGAAAACAAAAGGCTGGGATATTAACCCGGATACCGGGAAGGCGAAGCAATTATACATAACCGTCGGCTATTATGCCACCAGGAAGGAAGCACTTACTGCCCTGGCAGAATTTAACGCGAATCCTTACGACGTAAACGCCGCGAAGGTTACTTTTGCCGATGTATATGAGCGTTGGAGTGATGAACATTTTCCAAACGTCAGCGAATCCAACGTAAAAGGTTATAAAGCTTCCTGGAAGCTCTGCGATAAAATCGCTTCTATGCGCTTCGTCGATGTTAAATTAGATCACTTGCAAATGGTTGTTGATGAATCCGGGAAGAATACCCCGACGCTCAGAAAATTAAAGGTTATGCTTGGACTTATGTATAAGTATGCTGTTATACATGAAGTCATACCAAAAGAAAGAAATATGGTTGAATTTTTGAATATCAAAAAAGCCGGAAATCCTAACGCTATGAAACGCGAACCATTTACCGACACAGAAATAGAAACACTTTGGAACTTTAAGGACGGCAACCCGTATTATACGGTTATGCTGATATTGATTTATACGGGCGTTCGTATCGGGGAATTATTGGAACTGAAAAAGGAAAACGTACACTTAGAAGAACGCTGGTTTAAAGTACAGGAATCCAAAACCGACGCGGG